GAGTGCTTGATTACATTGGTGTACCCTATGAATGAAGGAGAACTGATATGGAAAAATTGACAGAAAAGCATTGTGGTGCAGCGGACTACTACATGTCCTGCTCTGAAAATTGCGCCAGCGATGATGAAATGTGTGCAAGCTGTCCGGAATTAGGCAAGATCATTAACCGGCTGGGAGCCTATGAGGAAACCGGCCTGGAGCCGGGGGAGGCTCAGAAACTGGCAGACGCGAAGCGGGCCGGGCTGCTGGTGATGCCGCCGTGCAGGGTTGGAGATACGGTATACATATTGGACTATACCAATATTCCTGTGCCATCGAGAGTACAAGGAATTTCAATTACCTATAGTGCGAAAACAATTTTGCATTTTGGAGGATACCCAATCAAAAATGCGTGGGGAGATGAAGTAGGCAAAACCATTTTTCTGACCCGCGAAGAGGCCGAGGCGGCGCTGGAGGCGCAGAAAGGCGGTGAAACCGAATGAGCAAAGCAGTCCTGATAAGCATACGGCCGAAATGGTGTGAGCTGATTGCGGCAGGTAAAAAGACAATGGAGGTCAGAAAGAGCCGCCCGAAGCTGGACACGCCGTTTAAGTGCTATATCTACATGACGGGCGGTGCTGCTGCTATTCCCAACGGTAGGGGTATGGTTGCACATCATTCTGGTGGGAGATTGGCCATAGGAGAGTTCGTGTGTGACCGTATTTACCAGTATTCCAGCGATTTTGGCGGTTGCAATCCGATAGGTGGGGCCGACATCACAACAGAGGAAATTACAGAGCTTTCTTGCCTGACAGCAAAAGAGCTTCATGACTATGAGTATTCTGCGGAGCCGAAAGAAAATTGCCTGTATTTAGTTGGACTTTATGGATGGCATATCTCAAACCTAGTTATTTATGACAGGCCGAAAGGACTGACAGCGTTTACCCGGCTGAGAAAAACTAAGTTTGGACATGAGCCTGTTCCTGTGAGCCGCCCGCCCCAAAGCTGGTGCTATGTGGAAGAATTGAGAGGCGGTGGCGAGGGATGACCACCAAAAAGCAATCCGACATCGTTGAACGGAGAGCTGTGAAAATCGCGGCTAAGGTTTTACAGGCTGCCGGCGTGTGCAGATATGATGATGTCAGCAAATGCCGGCGGATCTATGTGGATGAAAGCACCTGTGAAAAGTGCGTCGAATCTTGGCTTTTGACAAAAGCACGAAAGGAGCTTGAAAAAGAGGGATGACCAGGGAGGAAGCTATCAAAACGATAGAAATCGCGATCGCGGAGGGCGGCAATCAACATCCGTGTATTGGTTGTAAAACCGGATGGGGGCAGGTGAATGAAAACGGTGTGATCTCTTGCATGGAAGCCTGTGAGAAGGTGAAAGCTTATATGACCCAGCAGGAGGCGGAGGAGAACAAGCCGATGAAAACCACATGGGAGACACCTGAATCTTGCCCTCATTGCATGGAGCATCTGTCAAAGGATTGGGCTTTCTGCCCGGAGTGTGGACGGCCTACAGATTGGAGCAAGAATGATCCGCTGACGCTGGAAGAGCTGCGGGAGATGGACAGAGAGCCGGTGTGGGTGAAAGTCATCGACCACGACGTGTTCGCCGACAAAACCGATGACTTCGACGACTGGGGCCTTGTCCGCAAATCTTGGGTACGAATTTTGGATGGGCGCCGAGCTGACCTGGTCCATATTGACTACGATTTTGAGGACTACGGAAAGGAGTGGCTGGCCTACCGCCACAAGCCGAAGGAGGAAACGACATGAGCGAATGGATCAGCGTAAAGGACAGGTTACCAGAGAAACAAATGGAGGTATTGGCATACTATGGCTTTGACCGCGGTGACGGGGATTTAGGTATGCGGTTTTTCGGGGTGCTAACTTACTTTGCTTTTGACACGCAACCTCATTTCCAGCACGAAGGATTAGGCTTGAGTGTTACCCACTGGATGCCCTTGCCGGAGCCAGCGGAGGAGGATGCCCATGCCTGAGTTAAAACCGTGCCCGTTTTGCGGCGGGAATCCCTCAAAAAAACGCGTTGGCGATCAAAAGCAATTCGTTGTATACATCTGCTCTTGTTGTGGCAAAACGCCGCTAAAAAGTGGTGATGCAAGATTTTTGGATCGCGAGGCAAGAAAGATTTGGAACAGGAGGGCTGACAATGCCTGATCTGATTGACCGGAAAGCGCTTTTGGACGCAATTATAAATGACGTAGCCCCGATTAACGTTGATATGATTTGTAAACATATCCATAATGCTCCAACCATCACCCCAGAAAGCCTTGTGAAGTATGGGAGGTGGATTCGTTTTCACTGGCATAATTGTGTCAGTTGCGCAGATTGCTCTGAGTGCGGCGCAGAAGCGCAGCACTACGAATTCCGTGGTGTAAAAATGCACTACAACTACTGCCCTAACTGCGGCGCTAAGATGGATTTGGAGGATCTTTAATGTCACAACTCTACACAAAAGCGCAATGGGCCTGGTGCTGGGATCGTTACTGTGAGGGGTATACGATCAAAACCATCTCCCAAATGCTCCATGTACACCGCGAGACCGTGCGGAGAGCATTTACCGAACTCGGTTATCTGCCAGAGACGCGGGAAAACTTGGAACCACTAGAAAATCGGGAAAAAGAATTTTTGAAGCTAGGAGAATGAGGTGATATATTGAGCAAACCCAAATATGATTGGTGGGGCTATGTAAAAGGCATTATAAAGCGATACCCGGTTCTTGAAAAAACGGAGGTGTCAGGTAATGCCTTGAAGGAAAAAGAGGCTGTGAAAGCGGCTGTGAGTCAAACGGAAACATTGGAAAACGGAAGAGACCGTCTTGCTCTAGTTAACATGGTTTTTTGGAAACAAACACACACTTTGACGGGAGCGGCTATGCAAATCCATTGCTCTGACAGAACGGCCAGGAGATGGCATACGGAGTTTATCAGATCCGTTGCTAAAAATTATGGGCTGCTAGATTAAAGTTGGCCCTAAAAAGCCATTTACTTATGAGAGAATTAGGGTATAGGATGTTATATCCTTTACCCTTTCCTCTTCTTCTCACCTCCTTAACCGCCGTGGCCCCGGGCGGCAATATCGGGGCACTATACGCCGTTAAGGGAAAGCACGCCGGTTCGACTCCGGCAGACGGCAACGCTCCAAAGTACACGGAGCTGACACCGGGAAATAGACCCGGGCATGCGCAGTACTGGTGTAATGGCAGCACAACAGCCCTCCAAGCTGTGTGTACGAGTTCGAGTCTTGTGTACTGCTCCAAAAGAGGTTTCCGGGTCCTTAAAACCGGATTGCGTAATCCTCAATGCCGAGGAGCCTAACACGCACTGCTGCGGTTGTAGCGGGCCGCAGCAAACATTATTGAAGTTTCGGACAATAGGACCCGCCGCACCTCTCAACGATGTGGAACAGGCGGTACATACATGGGCTTGATGTAACGGTAGCATGACGATCTCCAAAATCGTTCGTGGAGGTTCAAATCCTTCAGCTCGTGCCAGAATAGCGGTTCACGTCTCCGGATGTGGAGGCCATGAAAACCAGCCTTGACAGCCGGAAGAGACGGCAAAGGTATTTCGGGTAATAGTCCGCGTCATTTGACAGTACAGGGGTGGGTGTGCTGATGCGGAGAATTTTTGATTTGAGGTGGTGGTATGGCTGCACGGCTGACAGATAGGCAGAAAAAGAAAATAGTGGCTGACTATCTTGAATTGCAGTCATACCGGTCGGCGGCGAGAAAGAACAAAGTGTCCGCAGAGACCGTGAAACGAATTGTTGAAAAATGTGGCGATTTCGAGCAAAAAGTGGCTCGGAAAAAAGAGGAAAACACCGCTGATATTTTGGCTTACATGGAAAGCCAGAAAGAACAGGTGTGCCGAATCATTGAAACTGGACTTCGTGTTTTGCCAGAAAAGATTACATACGCTAAGTCTGCATCTGAGGTAACAACGGCGATAGGTACGCTGATTGACAAATGGACGGCTATCAGCGGCGGCCCTGCCGATACCGCCAAAGAGGACGATTTGAGCCGGAGCCTGCGGGAGCTGGGGAAGGAGTTGGAGAGTGATGGGTGAAATAGAAGTCTACAAAATGGCATTAAAAACTTGGGGGCCTGATGCTCAAACTGTTATAATGTTTGAGGAAATGTCAGAGCTACAGAAAGAGCTGTGCAAACACTCTAGAGGTGCAGACAATGTAAAACACATCGCAGAGGAAATCGCTGACGTTCAGATTATGCTCGAGCAGATGATTGTTTTGTACGAATGCGAGAGAGAAACGGCGGATTATAAAGATAAGAAAATTGACCGTTTGAAAGCAAGACTTGGAATATATGATTAGCTACAAGCAAAAGAAAATCCTAGCCTTCCCCTATTCCAACTACGACGCCCTGATTTGCGACGGCGCTGTGCGTTCGGGCAAGACCTCCCTCATGATGTGGGCCTTCGTCGATTGGGCTATGCGGGAGTTCAGCGGTCAGCGGTTTGGTATTTGCGGGAAGACGGTTGACAGCGCCACGAAGAATATCGTGGTCCCGTTTTTCTCAATGAGCCTTGCCAAAGAGCGTTACACCATGCGATGGCGGCGGTCGGATAAGCTGTTGGAAGTACGGCGCGGCAAGACGGTCAACTATTTTGAGGTGTTTGGAGGCAAAGATGAGAGCAGCTTTGCTCTGATTCAGGGCCGGACACTGGCCGGTGTGCTGCTGGACGAAGTAGTATTGATGCCGGAAGGTTTTGTTAATCAAGCATTGGCTAGGTGCTCGGTAAAGGGTAACCGGAAGTGGTTCTCGTGCAACCCTGGAAGCCCGCAGCACTGGTTTTATACGGAGTGGATCAAGAAGCATAAGGAGCGCAACGCGCTGTATCTCCACTTTGAGATGGCAGACAATCCAGCGCTTGCTCCAGAGGTGCTTGCACAGTATGAATCTATGTACTCTGGTGTGTTCTACGACCGATATATCCGTGGGAAGTGGGTGCTGGCCAAGGGCCTGGTGTATCCGATGTTTGACCAAGAGCGAAATGTGGTACACGGGGACCCGGATGGGCCTGGAGACTACTATATTGCGATTGATTACGGGACGAAGAACCCAACGGCAATGGGGCTGTGGAGGCTGCACCACGGAAATGCAGTCAAAATGAAAGAGTATTACTATGATGGAAGAGCATCCAGGCCAAAGACGGATGAAGAGTATTACGCAGACCTGGAATCGTTTGCCGCAGGGAATAGGATAGAACGTGTGGTCGTTGACCCGTCTGCGGCCAGCTTTATCGAGTGCATACATCGGCACGGAAGATTTGCTGTATGGGGAGCGGATAACTCTGTTCTGGACGGCATTCGTAAAACAGCGTCTCTGATCAAGAGTGGAAAGCTCCGATATCATGAGAGCTGCGAAAAAACCTTCATGGAATTTGGCCTTTATAGCTGGGATGATAAGTCTGCGGAAGATAAGGTTATTAAAGAAAATGACCATTGTCTAGACTCCGACCGCTATTTTGTCAGCACCATTATGTGGAGAGAATAATATGCAAAACCTGTTCGCTGGCCTGTGGGGCCGGATGAAAAATTTTATATTTCCACAGGCAACTACTCAAAGAGCCTTTGATGTGGCACCAGCAGTGAGCCAGATTATGGAGCGGAACATCAACCTCTGGTATGCCATGTATATC